CCTTAAAAAAGATGGCTATAAACAATTTCAATTTGAATTAATAGGCAAGCCTGTAGTCGAGCCAAGTATACCTAAAGAACCCATGCTTGAACTCCCTACCTCGGAAAAGAGTGAGTCCGTTCAAACATCAGAGGTGATTAATGAACATGATTCCACTCTACATTTGGCTCGGCCTTTAGATATGATAGTGGAGCAGATTGTTGCTGGCACTGATCCCAATATACCTAATAGAGGACTTGTTAAAGAAAGAGTATCAGAGATTGCTAAAAGCAATCTTTCAACAGGGGGTAAAGAGGGTTGGAATAGCTTCCTTGCGGATATATCCTCTGAATTTAGCGTTGCTATTGATCGTAATACTAGGATGTATCAAGGCTTAAGGAGTTACTGGGTAAGAACAGCTGAGAATACTCGTCTTAATGAAGGTCATTTTGTAAGGAGTGATGACCCATTATTATTAGAAAAGTCTGGAGACTTAGATGGTGCTGGTAAAAATGTATTAAAAATGACACCAGATTCATTTCTTGATAAGGTTTTTGGGAGACAATGGAAGTGGATTGTAGAAAGATTTGAAAATAAGACTAAGGTTGTTAACCCTGATAGAGATAGAAGTGTTGTGCAAAGTATATTTGATATGGATATGGGATCTGGGGAGATTGCAGAGGTATTTGCAGCAGCAGCAGCAAAGGGAAGATATTTCTTTGCTGGTGTAAAAGACCAAGACAAGCAGATCTATGCTGAATTAGTACAGGGTAGGCCTGGAGATAATTTTGTAACCATTGCTGAACAGTATATGTCTAGGATTAATAAAGCTAATCCAAAAGTAAAGGCACATTCTGATTACAAGAAACATAGAAATGTATTTAGTTCTTTTATGAAGAAGGTTGGGATGCCAGCAGAACAGGCTGAAGCTCTTTACGCTCATATGGTAGTATCCAATATCCACGCTAGGCTTACAATGGAAAAGATTAAGGACATTGGTGTTATAGCAAAGAACCCTGATAAGTTTCTTTCTGATCCAGTATCTCTAAATAAACGTATGCAGATACTTAATTCTGGAGAGCCTAGTCTTGATATTAATATGTACCAAGATCATATACCTGATCTTGGTGTTTCTGTAGATGGTAGACCAGCAATGAATATTGTCATCGCAAATTCTGCACCTTCTTCTGTAGGAAACTATGTTGCTGGCAAGAAAAATATAATGATGAAGAGGTATCGACAAGGTAAGGGCGGTAAGCTTACCAAGGCTGTGGAGAATTTCTTAGCTGAGCATCATTTAGATGGGGTGTTTTCGGTACGTGCTGATTTCTTTGATAGAATGATAGAGGACGGTGGCCTTCCTGTTAAGGGTAATATGTTAAAAGGATTTATGCATTCATCTGAAATAGATCGTGGAATGATCTTAGGTAAGTATGCTTATTTCAGGGCTGGAAAGGCAGAGTCTGCACATATGGCAGGCATGTCTGATCCTGTGCACGGAATATTATATAATACTGCTGTAAAGCAATTAGGGTTGAGGGAAAAGTATGACTGGAAGTTGCATAGGAGGGGTAAAGACAAGTATGAGATGAGATATTATAATGAGTCTACAGGTAAATATGTCAAGACACCAGAGACATATAAGATTCCTCTTGAGGATGTTACTCTCAATTTGCAGGTATATGATAATCCTACATTTGGTGGGGCCATGAAAGAGGTTATGGCAGTCAGGCAGATGCTTACTAATTTATTTGCAGAGCAGGTTGACCCTAAGATTATTGATAGAATCTATACTGATATCTTACTTACGTCCGTAAGGGGTGATCCAGTTAATAATAAGCGTGCTCACAAGTTTCTTGAGTTAGAAGCTGCTGGAAAGAATGTTACCTCTAAGGATATAGCTAAGCTAGAGAAGCTTGTTGAGAATATAGATGTAGATAAGCTAGATCATAATATTATTATGGCTATTGTTACTGGTGGCAAAGAGGGTAAAACTACTGTTTCTGACAGTCCTCTATATAGAAAGCTATGGGATCATATGTTAAAACTTGGTAAGAGAGGGTTGTTAGATCAAGATAGTGAGACTATAGTAGAATTTGATGTAGCTCAGAGAGTTGCTGAGCAGAAAATGCTGGATGAATTTTATAGCTCTGCTGATAGGATACTACAAATAGGCGGTAGATCCCCATCTATGATAGAGTTTAAGCCTACTAAAAAATTAACTGATACTGTCTTAAGAAATTACCTAGTCAATAAAGCTATAAGACCTATTATGCCTTCGAGTGGTAAGGCATTTCTAAACCCTTTTGACCCATGGTTAATGAGGAGACTGGACTTGAAGCCAGGTGAATTTTATTTCAATGATGCTCTTAAAAAGTTTAAGATCACATATGAAGGCAAGAGAATGAGTTTAGAGTCAGCGTGGAAGCATTATCAGGGAGTAAGAAAAGATTTAGAGAAGAGAGACCCTGCTAAGCTAGCAGACCTGGAAGAACAACTTACTTTTGGCATTATTCGTGTTCCATCAGATTCTATTTCTGGTATGAGATCTTTAAAGTTTAAGGGATTTACTGGAAGACAAGGAGCTGGCATGATTATTCATAATAAGGATATGATAGCTTCTGGTGGTGCTGATCTTGATAGTGACTCTGCATTCTTTTACCATGGGTTGGACAGGGGGTTCATGAAAGCTATTAGAAACAATAGAAACGAATGGGTGGATAAGAAGGGTATCCTTAGAGATGTAAAAACTAATCTAGAGGACTTTAATATTAAAGAATTAAGAGAAGAGCAGAAGGGTGTTCCTGGTATGTTTGATCCTTTAACTTTATGGGAAGTTTCCATGGGGTCGCGTGCTGGTAATAAATTATTGGGTGTTGCTGCAAACGCCAGAAGGCGTATCCATTCATTGTTTTCTTTTGTTAATGCAAAGAAAGGTGGTGAGTGGGTTGAAGAATTATCTCCTGAAACATTGGCTAGCATTAACGCAAGAAGGATAAAGGGAAAGAAAGAACCTATTAAAGCTGATAAACTCTATGTTAAGTGGCAAGCTTCCAAAGATAATGGCGAAGAATTTAGATACTATGCACGAGATGCTTTGAACTTTGCAGCTGATGCAGGGGATTATGCTGGTATGCTTAACAGACATCAGTTAATAGATCTATTAATAAGTAAGGCATTTAGAGGTGCCATTGTTTACGATAGTAAGGGCAAAGTATATGGTGATATACTCAGCAATAAAGCCATGGCTGGTGTATATGATACTATATATGGTAGGCTAACAAGGATGGATAATCTAATAGCAAGCAGGAATTGGGATGAAGGTAGAGCATGGAGTATGAATGATATTTCAGATAGACTTTCTACTGAAGTAAAATATCTTACCGATAGAGATGTAGAAATTCCTGGTGTATGGGGTAGAGTAGTCTCTGAAGAGCTTGTTAATATATTACAAGTAAGTGATGAGTATCAAAGGGGTAGACATTTCTTCAATAATAAAGAATACCAGAAGTTTGGAAGGAAGTTCAATAGGATACTTGATGAGAATCCAGATGTATTAAGTATGTTGTTTCGTGAGAAGATTATAACACAGGAAAAGTTCTGGGATAAAAAAGAATTTAAGACTTTGATGAGTACTCCAGAGGGTAGAGCTAAACTTAGAGATTTCGTTTCGCAGGATAGTGCAGATAGGACATCTGTATTGGTGGTATCTGGTGCATACAGGAAAGCATTCTCTGAGTATGGTGAGGATATTGAGAGTTTCCATGTTGTCGCTGAAGGTATTCTTAACCAGGCACAAGCTCATAAAATGTCATATTATAATAATATTAATGTTAAGAGAGCAGTCGCCTTACATGAGAGAGTTAATATGCCTGCATATGTTACTAATTCTGAGTTAAGAGTGAAGATGAGAGAGTATAGAGATGGTCTTCCCAAAGCTCAACAAGAATTATATGATGCTTTCTTATTATCTAGTCTTAGAAGGCATCCTTTTTCTGTCACTGATATGCATAAGAAGGTTTCTTTGCACGAGAAAAATATTCAGACTCTTATAAAAAATCGTGACTTATTGGAGGGTGGTACTAAAGATTATCAGAAGGATTATGAGACAATTACTAAGAATATGAATAGAGAACAGGATAAGATTTCTAGTCTTAAGGGTGATTATCATAATTCTGGATTAGATGCATTTGCTTTTGGTACAGATGTACTTCCACGGACTTCAGTAAAGAAGTGGCTTGATACTTATCGTGGATTGCATGAATTAACAGGTAGGGAGCTATCTGATGCAGAAATGCAACGGGTTATATTAAGGTCAGATCCATTAGAGTCTCCAGCATTGGATAGAGCTGTTCCAAGAACAAGTGATACTAACCAAGCTAATAAATTAGCAGAGTACGCTGATCATTTCTGGCGTAATCATATTAAAGATGCAGAACATGTCGATGTTAGCAAGATGAGTCAAGAAGAGAGACAGCTTTATAGTGACTTGCAGGATATTGTTCAGATGTATCCTCAATTAAGAGAAAACTTTCAGGAAATGTTCGAGGGTACTTTAATGAATTTTGGAGTCTTTGGTACATCGCCAAGGATAGCTACCAAGCAAGATTTAAGAGTCTTTATCAATTCATTTAAAGGTTTCACTCCTAAGAATGCTCTCCGTTCTTTTATTAAGACAGGTAAAATGCCTGATGGGACTCCTGTTAAGTGGTGGCATTTTATGATGTGGCCTGAGAGCATAGGGCGTAGGAATTTAGGTTATGACATGTCTCCATTCTGGATGGAAGGCCCTGTTGTCACTCCTTCTGGCCCTGTATTTAAACAGGTTGCTGTACCAATGAGTCACTTTGGTAGGATGCATCAGTTCTGGACTACTGCTGATAAATGGAAACAGGTAGAGATCAATAGAATTGTGCATAGAACTAGTCCAGAGGGTGAGCCTAGAAAATATGAGGAAGGATTACAAGACCTTGCTTCTGTAAGAGAACCCTTAGATACTATTAAAGATATTGATCAGTCAAGATTTATGGATAATATTATAGCGTACAGAGAACGTAACAGGGGCAAGGATGAGTTTGAGAATGACCGAAATAGACTGTACGAAAAGGAATGGGAAAAGGCTGAGAAGATATGGAATAAAGAGTTTGCTGGGAAAGAGTATACTATTACTCTCGAAGGTGAACAGCAGAAGATAAGGGCAGAAGAGCTTCGTGAAGTTATGAACGATAGGATTACTGGTTGGTTTGAGTCCTTTTATAAAGTACATGTAAGTAATAAAGAATTTGCTGAGAAAGAATTTGTTTGGAATAAGACTAAGCATGGTAAGGAAATAGATATAGGTAAGACTTTAAGAAAGTTAGCTAGAGAACAGGATGTAGGTGCTAAGCCATATATTATTCCACTTGAACAGCAACTAGAACTTTCATTTGATATTATATTAAATGAGATGCGTGTTGATATGCTGAATATAAAGAACAATGAGATTATAGATATTGCTACAAGATTAAATAAAGAAGGTGTTAAATCTACTAGTGGTAGGACGCTTGACTGGCGAGAGGATATAGTGGATGTAAAGGAGATGCCCACTGAATTAAGAATTAAATTTAAAGAGATGTGGAAGGGTGGTGAGGAGACTAGGATTACAGGTAAGGGTAACATTACAGTTGCAGCTGATGATGGTTCTGTTTCTCAGAATCCTGGGTTCAGAGGTATAGGACAAGTTACTTTTAGTGAGTTCTTTCCTCATGGAGGATGGGGTAAGAAAGTATCTAAACGTGTATTACAGGAAAGGCTTGAGAGATTAGCTAAAGAGGGTGCGGATGAGACTCAGTTAGCAGAGGCGGAGTATAGACATAAGATTATTATGGCAGAAGAAAAGCTAAATGATCTTGGCCTTGGTGAAGCACATGCAGAAGCTATGATGTCTGATGAAATCTCTGAAAGAGATTTTTCCTTACTTGGATTACACTCAAGGCCTGGACATGTTCTTAGACGTGGCTCTAGAGAAGATGGCCCTTTACCAGGCTGGCAAAGAAACTGGGATGCTCTTGAGAGGTATGCTAGTCAGATTATTACAGCACGTTACAATAGCTTAGCGTCTGCTATTTCATACAGGCTGGTAAAAAGATTTGAAAATACTCAAGCGATGGGTAAGCATACTAGGCAGTGGGCAAGATTCATGAAACTTTATAACAGAGATAATTTAGGTTATGGTAGCACATTTCCTAGAGCATTCTTAACTGATGTAGATAAGCTTCCTGTTAAGATTACTCCTTACTATTGGTTTAGTGATGAGGCTTTTGAAAAGGAAGTAGTAGGTAGGATAGCAAAGAAGTATTTTGATGGTAATCGTGGGCTTGCAAAAGAGAAATCTAGATTATTACATAGGCAGTTAGCACATCTCTCTAATTTGGAAGCAAAATGGGAGATGCTTACGCTACTTGCACATAGCAAATCCCTTGCTAACAATATGTATGGTGGTAGTACTAATACGATTATAAATGCTGGATTTACTCCATGGAAGAACTCTCTTTCTATTAAATATCTTGCCAACTATGTTAATCCTAAGTTTAAGACAAGTCAGGATTGGTCTGATTGGACTGAGAGTGTGGGAGCTGTTGAATCATGGATTGTTTCAGAGGCTAGGCTTACTGGTGCATGGAAAGATCCTAAATTAAGAAAGTCTATACGAGAAGCTTTACAACAGATTAGAAAAGACCCAGAGTCTAATGATCTAACTGTGTTTGAGATATTTCAAAGAAATGGTGTAACTAAAGAAATTTTTAATAAAGCTGCATGGTTTATGCGGGTATCGGAAAGAAAATTAAGGAAGCAGGCTTTCCTTGCTCATTATATTAATGCAAGAGATGCATTAGAGGCTAATGGATTTGTTATGGACTTTGAACATCCTTGGTTGATTAAAATGGCAAACCAGGGTGTGTATGGTACTCAGTTCTTGTACAATAATGCTAATAGACCAGCATTTGCAAGGACAAATCTTGGTCGTATCTTTGCAAGGTTTCAGCTTTGGTCATGGAACTCTATTAGATTCCGTAAGGAATTAATAAGACGAGCTAAGATAGTAGGGTATGATCCTGGGACTCCAGAGTATAAGAGATTACAGAGTATGGTAACTGCTGATCTATTTATGTATGCTCTTGCTACTATTTTCCCAGCTTCTATGTTTGAGGCTACTCTTCCTCAACCTTACCAATATTTTGAGGATTTAGCTGATTGGTTCTTTGGTTCTGAGCCTGAGAAGGAACGAGCTTTCTTTGGTATGGGGCCAGCTCAGATGTTTGCTCCACCTGTAGCTAGATATGCCTTAGCACCTATCAAATCTATGTTATCCAAAGATTGGGATAGATTTGCTTCTTATCATGTATGGACTTGGTTCCCATTTGGTAGGATAGCAAGAGATATGTTTAAACCAGAGCATGGTTTGATCTATAATCCTGTTATGGCAACAGAAAGATTGGTTGGAGTGCCTTTACATCAATTCCAACGTGGTGCCACCAAGTATTTTAGGCGGGAAAAGCCCATAACAGCCACGAGGACGCCTTATCCTATGTCAACTGAGACTAAGTATCCAAGTATATATTAAACGGGCTTAGAATGGCATTCTACCCCTTATATGTGGCCCAAGGTGGCCCTTAATAACCTACTTCATCTATTTTATCAGCTCGCATGCTTTTTCTCAACGGTTTTTTAAAAAAAAGGTTGAATTAGCTTAAAATCAAATTCGAGAATCGGCTATTTGTTTTTTGGTAAGTTTTTGAAAAGTTGTCTATAGTCAGCAAAAGATGCTCCAATATGGTTGGGTTTCCCAATTACTGCTATAGACATTGAGAGATGCTCCATTTCTCCCAAAATAAAGGGCTCTATAATTTTGTAATTCTGTACATAACATGAAAAACATGTACAACATAGGTATCATAGAGCCCTTTCAATGGAGAGAGGTGGGATTAGGTAGGCTCGCAAGTCCCAAGTTACCAACCAAAAAAGAATGTAAAGAATTGGTATCTTGTGAGAGAATTGCAACTTGCTAAAAACCCTAATAATAGCCCCACCTCTTAAAATATTTCTTCCTGAACTATTTCCTCAGGTGGATGATCTTTATCATACAGATCTTGTGATTCGGTCATTAGTATATCAAAGTCTTTCATTATCATCACATGTTTAGATTCAAAGAAGTCCAGTACTAATTTAAACAATATTTCCAGTCTTGTCATTTCTTTTTAGCCATTTTGTTGGGATATTTGTCTTTCTCTTTCTTATTCTGATAATCTGTGTTCCACCAGCTATTCCCATGGGATTGTTCCTTAAATAGTATTCTCGTACTGTTTTATCGTCTGTAGGTGGTTGATAATACCACCAAACCATATTTTGCATGTCATCTTTCTTAAGTAGTATACCTCTTGCTCCGTAACTTGTTTCAAAATGAGACATAGATGGTAAACTATCCAATCTTCTGATTCTTTTCATGTTATTCTTCTTCATTTGTTGTTCCGTCTGTTTCTATAGGTGGATGTCCATTACTTATTAAATAACTTAGTTTTGTTTTACGGTCTTTTTCCCAGGAAGAGTATAGCATCATAAATAGTTCTGCACTAATGACTATCATAGGTTTCTTTCTGTCAGATCTTATAAAGACACCTTTCTCCGACTTTTCAGGGAAAAGGTACTTAGGTAAACGCTTCTTGCGTTTACACCCAAACCATAGGTTATTGATTTCTATATCCCCATCAGGGTGTTGTGCCCCTCCCCTGTCTCTGTTATGAGCCACTAGCTTGAATTTCTTCGCAAGATTTACCATGGCTCTTTGGAGCTCCGCTCCTCTTTGTCTGTTTCTTTTGCCTATTTGACTTCTGTTAATCACAGTCATCTCCTTTACATCCTGCTACAAAAGTTCCTTGCGACTTTTGTATTTCTTTTTGCATCCATTTATTATACTCTTCTTTTGATAATTTCTTAATATCTTCATTTTCTCCCATTTCTTGTTTTTGAAATGAAACACCTCTTAAGATGATATCCAACTCTTTAGCTATTCCCATAAATTTGAATTGCTCTGCGGCAAATCTTGCAATTAATAGGATTTTAATTATAAGATCCTTTTGTTTATCATCTGTCACGAAGTTTTCAGCCATCCTAACCTCCATATTGATAATTGAACTGCTATTTCCATAAAACCTATAAATAATCCTATGGATATATGTTCTCCCCTATCTGTATTAAAATATATATTGGTACCGATACAATTTAGTAAAGTAATTTTAATGCCATGTGTATCTTTTACTGAAACCCTGGTTATTCTAAAAATTAGATCCATCATGTTATTCTTAATGACCTCTTCTTATCGACTTTGGCATAATTAGTTTCACCACCTTTCTTAATAACATGTTTTCTTACTTTAGACTTATTCACTTTCATGTGATATTCTTTAAATTCATCAGGTAAGTCTTCTTCGTCTACTTTTAGCTCAAGACTTCCATTAACCATAATATTGGTATACTTTTCACCATTGATCAGTATACATTTATTACCATTTTTATTATTGTTACCTAGTGTATCCACTATTAACATAGTCAACTCTTTGATTCTATTGGTAGTATTCTGAATAGCATTTCTTTTCTTTCTTAATTTCTGGATCTTTTCATCGTGCATATCCATCATACCCTCTATAGATGACTTTTGTTCATCACAATTAGTCATTACCCAATGAAGATTATCCTTCTTTTGAATTAATTCTGATTCAATATCAGCAATATCTTTATCAAATGATTTCACTTCTTCATCACTTAATGTTCCTAATTCATGTTCTGTCATAAGATCTATATAATTACCAACAAGATCATATGTTGTCTTCTTATCTTCCATTTTTTACCTCATCTTTGAATTTGAATGTCCTTGGATCGAATATAAGATTTGCAACAAACCCTGATTCATCTCTGGACTTATGACTTTTTACCATCCTGGCTGGACTATTAGCAACCCCATCTATCATAATAACTTTATCTGACTTTTGCTCTATTGTGCTGCTACCTTTAAATGAGTGTACATCTAATATTCCAGATCTTCCTTCCGATTTGGAAATATGAGAGATACCCATTACTATTATATCTTGATTAGTAGCTATAGATCTCATTTCTTCAATAATAGTATCTATTTTTTCAATTTGGTTATGAATATACTTGCTAACTTTTACCATATCTATTGTATCAAGCACTAAAACTGCTGGATCATGGTATGCTACGAGTTCTTTTAATTCATGCAGCTTAGGTGGAAACCAACCTATATCTAAATGTTCTAAACCTTTATGCAACTTATCACTCATATCGTCTTTCCAGTGTTTAAGCACATCTTTAGCACTCATATTATGCACCATTTGTTGGAATCTTCGTGTAATAAGTTCAGGTTCTACTTCAAGTGTTAAATATAAAGTCTTTATTTTAGATAACATACATATATTTTGAGCAAATGCAGTCTTTCCCATGCCTGTTTCTCCACCAATCATTACTAACTGGCCAGGTAAGATGAAATAGTCATTACCTAAAGCCCAAAAATCATTTAAATTGATAGTTACATCAGTTAAATCCTTCTTTATATTGAATCTAGCTCTCTTTTCAAGCTCTTTTACGGATAATATAGGTATTAATATGTCTCCACCTTCTTGTTTTGCTGGATAATAAATGCATTTAGAATCACAATATTTATCCATTAGCCAATCGTTGCATCCATATTTATAACCATTATTAGTATCTCCGCCACTATATACGTCATGTACAAGCCTTATTACCTCTTCTGCTTCTAAGTTTGTAGCCCAGGCAATTTGACTTTCTGATACAAATTGTTCAGGTAAACCCTTACTTTTCATATATGATGCTACTCTTAATACTTTATGATGCCTACTACCTTTAATCGGGCCTTCAGCAATCATTGTTTGTATACAAGTAGCTATCTTACTTGGATTCTGAATAGGAACGTGAGGCTTAACTTCCTTCTTTTTAGGTACAATTGGATCTAAAAGAACATCGCATTCAGGGAATCGTGTTGGCATTTCAAGGTTTTTAACACTTTCCGCCTTTTTCATGATATATATGTGGTCTTCATGTAATAATTCTCTTGGACTTACAGGCACTTTATACAGTTTAGGTGAAAGCGTCTTTTCATTTGGTGTAAATCCTAATCTAATAAGTCTTGCACCATCATAAATAGCATCTGCTTCAGGAAAATAATGTTTTACTGTGTATTTTACTGTTCTGGGTAGTTCATGAGATGCTTCAAAGCCAAATATATTAGGAATTACTATATGATATCCAGTCCCACTAAACCAGGGATGAATACAGTCTTCAGAAATACTATGAGTTTCAGTTAAAATATGATAAAAGTTTCTGGCAGCATTTAAACATTCTTCATTACTGTCAGATCCTTTATCAATATCAAATAAGATTCTATCTAGGTAATAATCGCCTTTATATCCTCTTAAAGTTCTTCTTCCGCCTTGTATATGTTTTAAAATTGAATCATCAACCATATAATAGCTTCTAAACACTGGTACTGAATTGTATTTGCTTAGTTCAGTACCTATATCTTTAACGGGAACTATAATTCCTCTGTTGCCTGGACTCCCAACAGCCAGTTCTACATATTTATTTTCCAAATTCTCTCCTTTAAATATAGTCCTGAGCCAAGTTAGCGTGGGTGGTAGTCAAGCCGAGGTAGGTTAAACTTGGCCCAGGATCTATTCTTTGCCTATTTACAGCGTTGTAAGGTCTTCGCTATCTAATCCACTAACATTAAGTTGGCTTTGTTCTGGTTTCTTATCCCATGGCCCATTCATTTGCTTATTGTTAGGTTTAGATTCGGAATTTGAACTATAATGAGGATCGTAATCAATCCTAGTCCAACCTTTAGATACTGAATTTTGGAAATATTCTTTAAAATCCGTTCTTTCAGTATCAGTAGATGCTACTTGATTCCAAGTTTTGGTCTTTCCTTGTTTAGTTTTGTATCTAAGAACAAAGACCTTCTTTCCTTCGGCTTTTGCTAGTAAGTTTTTAGGAATAATTCCCTTTTCCATTTCTGGAAGGGCTGGTTCAAGATCGCTATCTTCCAGGCAAGCCTGAAAAAAGTCTCGCACTTTAAATGCTCCACCCCAATTAGATTTGCCACCTGTACCTTTCTTTAAATTCCCACCAGTGCTAAAGTTAGCTTCCCAACCTGGCCCAGTAAGAATTAGTTCAACATTAACACGAAGATCATTTCTAAACGTGTTACCATCTTTCATCTCTACATCTTTTCCAGACTCATCTTCTACTTTTTTAATCTCAGCTTCTTCAATCCATATAGCATCACCAACGAAACTATCATTGCTATTTTGACCAAACTGAGTTTTACCTAATGTTAAAGGCATTATCTATTTCTCCTTGTATGTAATTATCTGTTTTCTGACTGATTCGTACTCAAATGGTACCTTTTCTTGTGAAAGTGGTTTTAGTCTTGAGCCTACAGCTCGTTCATCATAGCTTTTGAATGAAACATATGCTTTTCCATCTTCTTTATCAATGGTTGAATAGCCTATGACATCAGCTTTCGCAGTTAAACTATAAGCAAGACCTCTTGGTAATTCAGGACTTAACTGTGTTTTACCATCTGTTATCTGGGTTTGTTTAGCGTGGGAAACTAAAATAAGATCACCACCATGTTTCTTAACTAGTTTTTGTAGTCTTACTATAAGATCTACATTCTTTTTCCTTGCTCTTCCCCAATCAGCTCCCCATTCTCCATCACCCATAGCTTGTATACCCAATTCATTACATACAATAGTCTCAATCCATTTATTAATTTCGTCAACAGTATCAATTGCTATTGCATTATATGGTAAGTCTTCCCAGTTTTTACTTAACCAGGTATAAATCTCTGCCAATGAATAGACAGCCATAGGCTTACCTTTCTTTTTACCAGATCTATAAGAATATCCTCTCTTTTCAGGTGGGATTACTTTCATCTTTTGCTGGCCATTCTTATCCACTACCATTTTACCATCTACTTTAACTGGTTCAACAGGTGGATTTAAACAAGTTGCTGTTACTACATTAGCCGAATCTGCAAAGTCTGCACCCAAATCAGTATCTATTAACAATACTCCATCGGCTCCATCTTTACTCCATTTGCTAACTGCACTTGTTTTCCATGTTTTAGGCTGGCCTATAAAATACCAGGTTAATCCTGAAGGCATCTCAGACCAATCTGTACTAACTTTTCTTACTGAAATATCTATCACGGTAGTCTCCCAAGTTATTCAAAGTGTGTGTTAAGTACTTAGTTATTAACTCTCACAGAGAGTTAATAACTAATATAAGATACAAAGAAATTTGCACTATTGCAAATTAATTTTGAACTTCTCCCGCTAATTTCCATTTGTCGACAGTAGTGACGGATTCAAATGTGTCAGGATGTGTCACGGTAATCAGTATATATCACGGTAATCTTCATTTATGTCAGAGCTATTTTCTCAGCTATGGTAGTTACCATTTTAGGTAATTCTCTTATATCCTTTACCATAATACTGTGATCATACATAGATTCTAATTGATATTCCTTAATATAATCACCTACACCTAAAGCTATAATCGCAATACCTTCCTGTTTTAGCTGATTTACTGTCTCTCTTACACATAATAGTCCATGATCTTCATCAACATAACCCCGTGCTGCTGGTCTACCATCACATATAATAAAGATTATCTTTTTAGATTCAGGTAAAGCTACTTCATTAAGCTTGTCTGCCATATAACTAATAGCTACATGGTCTCTATTACATCCTGTTGATTTCATATTAGCCATTGCTGTACTATTATCATTCCCCTCAACATAATACTCTGTTATTACTGTAACACCTTGATTTAATAAATCAGCAGTATGTGACATTACACATAATTTAGTATCATTTGATTGTATCAAAGCTTCATAGAATATTATAGATACTAATGATACTATTTCCATGCTACCAGCCATACTACCAGATGCATCAGCAAGAATCCCTACACAAAGACTGTTTTTATTTTTCTTAATAGTCCTTTTAAAGATTTTATTATCTCCAATAGGAATTTTATGTAGTTTCTTTCTATCAATATAACCTTTGATTTGGTTTTTGATATCCATATCAGCAATATTCTCATTGAATTGTATAGCTTGTTTTAATTTGCCGATAATGCCACTGTTCTGAGCTACTATATTGACATATTTAGCCTTATTTTCATCTGTTATTTCAGAGGTAGGACTTAATACAATAGTATCCATTAATGGATCATCAGACCATCCGCCTACTCCATCTTGAGTTTGTTTTTGAATTGCCTTTTTGATATCTACATAATTCATATCCTCATCTTTGAGTTTAACCATTGATGATTGTAGAGATTTTCTTGAAGGCAATGGTGGATACTTTTTACCATTTGGATCATTCATATCTCTTTTAAGAGTCTGTACTGAATGATATTCACCATTAGTCATATCATAACCAGCTTCATTTGCTATTTGTTTAAGTGTATTATTTGTCCTGGTTGATACTTGTGGATCAGATGGAGGTGCAATGATATTACCAATACTATCTTGAACACGATTTCTATCAATTATTGATCTAACAATAGCTAATTCATCTTCTTCTTCACTTCTATATTGACTATCTGTAGCTTCTCCACTTAATCTTTTCATTAAGTCTTTGATCATATCTTTAATTCTACCTCTAGAAGGATCAGCCACAATTTTATTTGAAAGATTAGCAAAATCCCCTTCATTTTCAGGTAAATTAGTAAGTTCTTTAATAAGATCAGAAAAGACTTCTTGAGAAAACCATTTATATGCAGTTAAGTTATTTTCTCTAGCTGCAGATAAACATTCATCTAGATTATGTTTCATTCTAAGAAGCTTATCTTTTAACCAGGGCCAAGCTTCAATCATTATTTGAAGTGATTTTTTATGTCGGATATATAACATAACAGCATAGATAAGTCTATCACTTTGTGTTTCACCATAATCTATTACTTTCATTTCTTCAAATGATTTACCTATTAAATGATCCTTTGCAGCTACAACAAAAGCTACATATCCAGGACAATTCTCATGCAATCTACTCTCAATACGTTCATCTTCAAGTAAATTATGCAATTGCCACCAAATAGATTTCATAAGCATCTCTTTTGATTCTTCAATTACACCAGTATCTCTACTTTCTGCTCTCTCAGCTCTTGTTTGTTTGGGCGGAGATATCTTTTCCATAATCTGATCAGACCATTCTGATACCTCAGGAGTATGCATTAAATGTAATTTTTCATGTATTGCTACTCCTATAGCTGGATCTGCATTTGGCAATCTTAAAATCCCTTCCGTTAATGTAATAACTTTAGTATTTCTATTAGCATATCCTGCTACTCTACCAGAATTATTAGACCTATGCGAATAATTTCCAATACTATCCACTTTTAATCTATGTTTTATTAACGGATCTAATATTTTAAGAACATTATTAGTATTAACAAATATCTTGAAATATTTCTCTGCTTTCTTTCTATTGCCATACTGTGGAGTATATTGATCCCACATACTGGATAAACCCTTATTTTTAGTTTTCCTACCAGTATTCTTCTTTTCATACCATTTTTTCCACCACGGGCTATATGATGCACCTACTACTAGTTCTTCTGTTTTATCAAATAGATCTGTTTGTGTCATGATGATTGTATTACCTGATGTATTTTCACTTTATCGTCCTCATTATCAAAGAATGGACTTGTTACGTGTGTTAATGCTAATGGCAACTCAACGCCATCATACACCATACTTGCTGCTGCTAAAGTCATTCTAGTTGAAACTGGAGTACTTATTTCATCTGCTTCATAGAGAGATCTTAGTTTATTTGCAAACTTGCATATTTTAGAGGCATCCTCTTTTGATATATCAAATCTACTTAACAATAGACCTACTTCCATATCATGGTCAAGATAGTTTAATTTATACATTCCACCAGTAAATCTATCCTTCCAGGCTCTATCTATTGTAGAAGTAGCACCTATATACTGTCTACCTATGTTTGCTGTTGCATAAAAGTAGACATTATCTGATATCTTTATTGTTTCTGGTGGATCTGTCTCATCAAGAACTAACTGTTTCTGTCCATCTAATAATGGTACTAATATATTCTGTAGTTCTTGCGTTCTATCTCTGGTCACCTCATCTAAAAGCACCATTGTTGGTTCTTCTGATTCTAAAGCTCTAATAAACTCACTTTTAACAAAATGAGTACCCTTCTCTGGTGTATATGCTGTATAACCCATTAATTTAGCGCTAGGATTGCTTGTATCGCCAAAATTAATCTTAATGAGGTTATGACCTACAGTTTTAGCTAAAACCTCTGCTAAGTACGATTTACCGCATCCTGTGGGCCCCATAACAAGCATCCATTCCTTCCTTGCTATATTTCTTAACATAAAATGGAATGTATTCTCATCATTAAATCTAAACATAGGCCCAACGCTGTCTTCTGGAATACTGTGTATTTTTATTTCTTTTTCAAAGTATCCTTCACTATAAGGAGTAACTTCTTCTTCTTTTGCTACTTCTTTAGTCTCTATACTATATTCATTAGCAGAGGCTTGTTCAACATTAACTGTTTCAGGACTTACTCCTTGTCCACTCTGGCTCTCTGCTAGTTTTTCTTCAATCATCTTTTTTAATTGTTCTTCTATATGGGCCATTCCTGGCAAACTTGTGTCACTCATGCTTGTGCTCCTTCTGTAAATGAGGTATGAAATCTTACATCTGTTTTGTCTTTTTCATCTATCTGGTTCATCCAGTCTAACTCTCTTGATAATGTGGCCAAGGCTAACTTGAATAACTGTAAGTAACTGAAACTACCTGAGTTCCTACGTTTTATTTCAAGTATTAGTTTAAATATAATAAATCGTTCTTTCATATTCTCTCCTTTTACCAGATCTGAAATCCACCACTATGTAGACAAAATTCTGCAAATTCTGCTACATTTGCTATATTGAATGGATAATTTGTATCCCGATGCTTTCTTTTACCAATTGGTACATCATCTTGTTTAAATTCATTATTACAAGCATTACAGTTTTTATGTCCAGCTCCTGTAAGTGGTGGTTCTTTTCTATATCCTGTACCATCACATATATCACAATCTTCTAACGGTAGATTCTTTATATAATCAGCTCTACTTATTTGATGCATTACTGTTTCACCAGTAGCTATTAAAGATTTAAGTCGTTTACCTATTTTTAAAGCTTTAGTCTTTGATATTTTCTTTCCAGAATTATTTCCTCCTTTTTGCATATCAGTTTCTGTTAAAAAATCTTTGCATTCCTTGCAAACATATTCCCATAATGGTCTCCACCACCATACATTATTTCTAAAATACACACCATTATGTTCATTTGTTGGATTAACTCCATATATATCAAAGCCCATAATCTTCTCTCTCCTTATGTATTATTTCTTCTGTATAACCACAATCATCGCATTGTAGTCCCAATACACTTATATCTGAATTAGCATCACCAAATTCAGCAGTTACTAACTTTTTATTACATTCAGGACAATCTACATCTGTAGCTTCTCCACCTATTAATGTTAATTTTGTAAGCCTTGCAAGAACTTCCTTTAATGACTCAATTGTGGGATCATTCCCAATATATTTCATATTGTTATTCCTCTCTTTAAATAATTAGATGGGACTTGGCATGGGCGGTCAATCCCGCTATTCCTTGACACTAAAAAGGAATACCAAGTCCCCTCAAATATTTATGGATGGTTAGCCCCTTACTCCGCTCTGAACTTTACCGCACATTGGCGTCCTTCAGAAAACAGAGTATTAACCGTGTATGTTTATAGTCTAACACTTAATAGGACTCTAGATTTATTACGGCAACTACCTATTAGAGGTGTTCAGCAATTTTGCCTTTCGGCTCATCGGTGACCATCCATAATTTATTAGAGATAAATCTCCAGCTCGCGGTGGCATGAAAACAACATTAACTGTTGACGTTTCATCCCGTTATTAACGGAGCATCTATCTCTAATATCTATCCAGCTGTCTTTCTATTAATATCTCTCAATTTCTTATTACATTTCCATTTATAATAATTCTCTGCAAGTTTATCTAAATAGGAAGGATTGGATTCAGACGATATTTCATCTAATATATCTTCGGTATAAGAAAGACATTCTTCAATAAAATCTGCTTTTTCTTTTAGATCTTTATAGTCTTTTTGAAGTATTTTAAAATCAATCGTAGGTATCACTTTTTGCAAGCCATTCTCCATTTTCACCAAACAATAGTTCAGCTTGATATTCTTTGAAATATTCAGGATAATCCATCCATATAGCACCACCATCAAGTCCTCGATATGCTCTAATAAGTAGTTCTTTTATTATCTGAAGATCATAAGGTGGTTCCTCTTTTCTAATTCTCTTTGCAATATATTCTATTGGAGGTTCTTTCATAGCCCTCTTCTCTCATTATATTTACGAAATAATGGATCAGCATCAAAGTAGTTTTTTTGATGTCGTTTAATCTGAACTATTGCTTCTTGAACAATACTTTCCAGTTGTTCTTCTTGTCTATATAATAAATATCTATGCATAATAACAAACAGCCAACCAAAAGTTAATCCTATTACAATCATAATAAATGTATTCATTTGTTTTCCTCTTTTAATATACGTTTATATGCTCCATCTATCTTAATTAATAAAGATGAGGCATAAATACAAGCATCTACTACTTCTTCCAATATATCATTAACAGTATAGAACCCTAACGGCATCTCTTGTCCAAACTTTTTGATACCTTCATCCATTCGACTATCAATATACTTTAATATTCTTTTATTGTTACCTTTATGTGTCTTGTTAATTGGTGGTTTTTTATCTTCTACTATTCTACTAATAATCTCTCCTTTTTCATCATAGAAGATACCTTTACGATATGTAGTATTAATCTTTTTCTTACCAAAGTTTCCTGATACTATTTTTTTAGCTACTTCATTGAATTTCTCTGTATTAACATCTTTATCAATATTATTGATCTTGGGAACAACTGTATCATCTGTGTATATATTATCTTCCTTTGAGGTAGGGGCTATTTTAGCTCGCTTTGTACTGGCTGTTACTTTCATATTAAATGCTGTATTATACATACAATCACAAGGTTCCCACCAGAACTCTTCTTCTTCTTGTTCTGTCTCATCATTAAATCCTGTAACGCTACCTTGTAAGTACTTACCAGTATCATTACATTTGTCACAATTATACTTTTTCATATGTGATTCCATCTCGTATCTCCCTTTCAAAATTAGTGTAATCTGTCTTAATATATTTAATTTCCTTTAGATGTTCCATATTAACTCTGAATTGTCTTCCTTCCTTAGGATTTTCCTGTGACTCAAAGTAATACTTTTCCAGGTTATCCATAGAAATCGCAAATGATACCTTCTTTTTAGGATCTGTAAAGACAAAACCAGCTATATTATGATATCTTGCATACTCTAATAATCTCATATCAGAGCCTAAGGCATCACCTTTTCTTAACTTAGCCTTACTAAATGGGAAATCACGATAAATAGTATTCCCAATATGTTTACCTACAAACTTTCTTTTCCCATCTATTTTAAGGTGAAGTGCTACGTTACTATACATCTGTAAAGAGATAGTCTGTTACTTTCTTAATGTATGCTGGTTGTTCTAAGTCCTTACTGGATATTACAACCTGATTCCATCCATAATCACCCATTATATCGTGACTATCAGGCCAAGTCCTTAACTCATAAAGTTCTGAGCCTGTATACATAGTAACAAGTACTTTTGTTTTCGGTAACTCTTCTTCTTTAACAGTATTATTCTTGCTGATTACAAATAATCTATAAGATCCGTGGTTATTCTCCACAGTAACGTCCCAACCTTTCTTAGTAAGTCTTGCCTGTTCAGCTCTTAACCAGGGCACATCTGATTTATCTAACCATTTAGTTACAGCATAATTGCCAGTATTTAATATATCTTCACGTTCTTTCTCGGTCTTTTTAACATATTTCCGTTTTGTAGTCATACTAAACTCCTTTTCATCTTTTTCCAATTTCTCATCGTCTTCTCTCTGAACCCCATCTCATAAAGGGCTTCCTGTATTGTTCTGAGATCGTAAAGGTTACACCTGTCAAGAATCCTTATTATCTTTTCATGAACCTTACTCTCTTCAAGACAGTTATAGCACATCCGTTCATCTACATCCATATCATCTGCGTGGTATTTAAATTCGCAGGCTATGCAAGTATATTTCATTTTTGTCCTCTTTTTATTTGTCATAATTTATATCATTTGCTCTGTAAATGATACTATATCTTCTTCAGTAACTGACAATGTCTTTTCTTTATCCTTTTCTGGGCCATGAAATAAACAATGTGGATCACCTTCCAAATAATGTTCTGGTACATCATATCCACCTTTTTCTTCTATTACCCATAATAGTATCTTTATCATTGCTAAATATGTTTCCATATGATTATTGCTATTAAATCCACCTATTTTTGTTACTGATACTGCATTAGCAGTATAAGACCTAATAACACCTTGAATGTCTTTTTTAGTTCTCATATCAGCTCCTTTGTAGCAAACTGCAAGTTTGCAGTAACCTTTTCAGTCTAAGTCCTTTATAATATAGTCTAACTGACTCTCTAAGTACAGTGTCTGATTTAAGCTCATTTGGTGTTTTACTTAATGCTTTAAATACTGAGCTTATGTTTACTTTTCTTCTTCTACGATTAAAGATGCTGGACTCTATCTTTTTTATATCCTTCCTGTTTTTATCCACCATCTCTCTAAACATCTGTTGTCCTACTGGTACAAGTATCTGTTCTAAGAATAGAGCTGTTCTGTCTGGTTGTGTCTTCTGCTGTAACTGTTTCCAGCCATCTTGAGTATACTTCATATTTGAGTCATCCTATTAGTTATTTCTTCTTTTATCCTGCTATATTCTTGAGTATTAAGAGATAAATCACATCTCGAACGCTGTCTTGTTCTGTATGACTCTGCTGATTGACTCTTATTATATCTTGATCTTAGATCAGTAAAGTAAGGATGATCTGCATAATCTTTGAGTCGAGTACCAGAATTAGATGGATTATATGGGTTTTCGTCTTTTAATCTCATATAAGTAGGCCCATCCAATAGTCTATTAGATGTCTCTATCCTGGACAATATATCTTTTTTCCACCATCCTTTCCAGAACTTTACTTTATATCTACCTACTGCAATAGTTACAGCATATCCATGAAGATCAATCTGCATAAATGAACTCCATAAGCAATGTATCCGTTGTTTACCTATATGTAAGAATGTATGCCAATACGGGTTCTGTTTCCTTAGATTCCAAGTTATCCTTTTCATTATCCTTTTTTCCTTATATTGTTCTTAAGTCCTTGAATTAGTGATGTACCTGAACGGTTCTTAGTCCTCTTTTTTCCATTAAACCATTGAGTATAAGACCGTCTTTTACCTTGCTGTTTAATCCATATTGAATTAGGTCTCTTCTTTTTATGATGTTTTGATTTAGCCATATTAGTATCCTTAAATAATAGTAGAAGCAAAATTTGCTTCCATTGACGGTGTATAATCAATCTTACCATTAGCTCTCATGAAGCCCCACTTACCAAATAAACGGCAAGGTGACATAAAAGGCTCTCTTGCGACATTCAACTCAAGAAATGTTCCAGCCTCTTTTGGTTCAGTCTTCTTATGAGTATACAAAGTAATATGAAGTGGTGTAACTCCATTTTCTTGATATTTCATAACACCATCGTGTCTTTTGTTCTCGCATTCACATGATAACACACCAAATGAATTTAGAATTGATACACCTTTAATGAGAACTGATTGTCTATCGCCAGATGTTATACCATCAGGCAACACAGCATGTTCGGGATTGAAATCATAGGTCATGTGCAATCCTGATTTAAAGAAAACAGCGGAATACAGTTTGATACTCATAGTACCTCCAGTTTGCAATTTATTAGGTACTACAACACAGATTAGGAGTTGAATACTGTTCTCTCCCAGTTCCCAACCTGTGTGCAGTATAACCTTTTTTTATGTCCGAGTCTATGAAAGGTTAATGCTGGGTGCACTAACCTTCCATAGACGTAGTCTCAGTGAATGAACAACACATAATGCTGTACTTGGCGGTCTATAATTAGTATTCCAAGTGTCATTTAATCGCATTATGTGCTGATGTTGTTCATTTCTTATCAGATCAGGCTGAAGTAGGGGCTGGTATAGTAAGCGTATGCCTATAACCACCGCCGTCACTTGACCTGTAAATGCACCAAGACTTGCCTGAATCTGATGCTGAGACATTACCCTTGAACCCAATAGCGTCCCTTACCTGGAGAGCCTGTTGCTTGGTCATCTCCTTATCACGGTCATCATGACGCCTCGGTACCGTCACTAAATCGGCATCCACTAGATCTTCAACAGGCTCCAATTCGCCTGGCTTACCACCATACATATCGAAATGGGCTATTACCTCTTCGTTAGATGGGGTGAACTTAGCTTTGACTTTCTCCACCGTATCAGGATTAAGGATGGGATCGGATTTAGTTGGGGAATCGGTCTCTTTAGTTTCTTTTGCGAATAACATAATGTTACTCTCCTTATTTATGTTGAGTGTGATTTATTGATGGTACTGAGCCCGATTTCTCAACTAAATACAAGCCCAGCACCCATTATCCGAGGGGGTTAGGGTATAGATATACCTCACACTCACATTAACAGTATAATTTTTAAAAAAAACTTGACTTTTAAGTATTTCTTTAGGAACTTTAGCCTATATTGTGGGATATTATAGTATATGGAACTATCCATACAAGAAGTAGAATCATTAGATAGGCCTACACCTCTCTGTCATGAATGTAATCTATTTCTCACCAGGGAAATCTGGGTATCTCCGAGGAAAAAGGAAAAGAATGGCCATAGTAAGGAATCCAGCCAAATATTGAAATGTACAACATGTGGAAATGTCTATGAAGAACTTGATATCGTCTTTGATGAGGACTAGATCTAGTACTAATACTAAGACTCTTACTAAGAAGGGACTTAGTACAGCACATATCCTTGGGGATATGTGCATAAACAGGATAAGTATGGATAAGTATGGTGATAAAGACTTTTATAAGGATCTGGATATAGTACTGATTAGGAACTTACCTAAGGGTTATGAGGTTATTGAGTTATGAAAACTGGGGAAAACCGCGATAAATGGACAAAATCATCAGAAAACATGTCAAAAAGGGCAAAAAGTGGGGCTACTACCACCAAGAGTACTTTATCTACGACAAAGCAGAAGCTGATAAGCTCGGAATCGAGTACAAAGGATGGAAAAACTGTGCAAAAGGCGATTTTGGCCTCTCCGATGACGGTTACGTGTCTGTCTGCCTCAAAAGAGGAGTTACCAAACGGAGTGATTACATCGTTTTCCCGTTTGGAAGTCAATTCGCCAGCAAACATGGAAAGCTTGAATACCTTAAACACAAAGAAACAGGAAACTTCTCCTGCGTTAGCCCCAAACCATGGTGGGAGCAAAAAAAGAACACAGGACGATATAAGCGATTTGCAAAAGCATATGTCAAGATGTTTCTCGGAGGTTCAGTCGATTATGGACTCCTTGGACGAATTTACTCCAAGAATGAGAAAAACCCAGTCGCTACTGCCAGAAATCTTCTTAAGAAGAAATACATAAAAGAGATAGTGGATCAGGAATTAGACCAAGAATTAGCTGAATATGGGATAACCCATCAAACGGTTTATGATTTATTCATGAAAGCTGCTGATCTTGCTGAAAAGAAGGGAGATCCAGGAAATATCACTCGTGTGGCTGAAAATTTGAAAGAAATCATGGGAATAGGGGCAAAATATCAAAAACCAAACAATATGGAGATAGATGCTCTTTATGGGACTGAAATTGATGATATATCAGAGCTTATTGGGTCTGAAGATCGTAAGGAACTAAAAAATGGCAAAATACCGCAGAAAAAAGCCGAGAACGCGAAAACAGAAAAAACCAAGGACGAGCAAGTCAAAGAGGAAGTGGATAAAGGGGTCTTTGCGTAAGAAGAAATAATTGAAAGAATCTTTAACACAGATACGTAATAAGTTAAAAAATGACATGGGTCTGTTTGGGAAGGCTACGATGCCTGGTATGTTTACAGCACCGTCTGCTACTTTCCATCATGAGCTTTATGAGTTAATGGCAGATTCTGATAATAAAAAGATTTGTGTAGTGGCTCCTCGTCATCACGCCAAGTCCTCCATTGGTGCGTGTGTGTTTCCTCTCTTTCATATATGCTTTGATGAGGGGCCCAAATTAGTTGTTCTTTCCTCAAAGACATTAGGGCACGCTGTTAGACTTCTTGATACAATTAAGAATGTTCTTGAGTATTCTAAGCGCTTTAGAGCTATTTTTGGTTATTGGGGGTCTCATACTGCAAGGGCATGGACGAAATATGAGGTTGTGTTAAAGGATGGTACCTTGATTACCACAAGAGGTACTGGTCAGCAGGTCATCGGATTGAAGCATGGCGATCAAAGACCCACGCTATTTGTCGTTGATGACCCAGAAGATATCAATAATACAAAAACAGATGAAGCAATGGAGCAAAACCTGAAATGGTTACTGACGCAGGTTCTTCCTGGCTTAGATGCAATGAAGGGTAGGATACTTGTGATTGGGACTCCTCAGCACCAAAGGTGCATTGTTGAGACTCTCCCGCAGATGGGAGGATGGACGACAAAACATTATCAGGCTATGTCTGATGACGGTGAGGATGTTTTGTGGCCAGAAGTATGGTCAAAAAAGAAATTATTGTCTGAAAAGGGAGATTTAGAGTCAATTGGACGTGTTTCCATGTTTTATAGGGAATATATGTGCCAGATCGTTGGAGATGAGGAGCAAATGTTCAAAGAGGACGATATTCAGTATTATGATGGTCATTTGCTGCCCAATGAGGATTCTGAGCTAATGACGCTTAGAATGACCTATCCATATGAGGGAGATATCCCAGTTTTCGTATTTATGGGGGTAGACCCAGCATCAAGTACCAAGCAGCACGCTGATTATTCGACAATTGTGCCTGTTGCTGTTGACACTAATAATAATCGCTATGTTTTACCTTTTTACCGCTACAGAGTCAAACCTATGGAACTTGCTGATAATGTTATTGCTTATTGGAGACGATACAATCCTATGAAGACTAGGATAGAGACTGTTGGGTATCAAGAGATGTTAAGGGACTATTTACGCACAAAGAGTGAAGAATTAGGAATATTTATACCAGGGATAGAGTTAAAGAACAATCCGAGGACTCAGAAGAGTGTCAGGCTTGAAAGTATGCAGCCATTCTTTGTTCAGAAGAAGGTTTGGATAAAAAAGGACATGGATAGTCTTGTGGGGGAACTTTTACTGTATCCTCGTGGTAAACATGATGACTTGCTGGATGGACTATATTATGCGATGAAGGGGGCTTATAAGCCTCACATCACCTCACAAAACACGTCTCCAGCCACCAAGTCTGGGCATACAAATGAGAAATTGTACGATTGGGCAATTCTTTAGCAAAATGATGGGAACCTAATAAGTGCCGCAATATAAATCGGGTCTTGAGGAGAGGATGGCTAGCGATCCTAAGGATGTGCTAAAAACTATTACAGAAGGTGGCCCAGGGCAAAAGAAGATACATAAAGAGGTTCAGGAGTCTTTAGAGGTCTTTGAGGAGTATAAGCGTCACAGAGAAGAGTGGGCGCAACAATTTAAAGAGAGTCAGCAATTTAGATCAGGTGTTCAGTGGACTACAGAGCAAGTTGCCCAACTCAGGAAGAGGGGTCAGGCTCCTATTGTAGTAAATCGTATACATCCTATTGTAGAAACAGCAAAAGCACTCCTAACATTTAATAAACCACAATTCAGATCAACTGGACGAGAAGACTCCGATAGAAGGACTTCTAAGATATTTGCTGATCTTGCTCAATGGCTTTGGGAGGTTTCCAATGGCGATGAGCACCTTAAGACTATAATTGATGATTATTATGTCGGTGGCATGGGATATGGGTTAGTTTATCAAGACCCCCATGCCGATATGGGAAAAGGAGAGGTTTTTATAAAAAATGTGTACCCTCTTGATGTATATGTAGATCCAAACTCTCGAGATACGTATTTTAGTGATTCTGCTCATATTTTGATTGTAAAGCTTATGACTGATGAGCAGGCCATGAAAACATATAAAGATTATGAAAATGTCATTAGATCTGCTGAAGAATCAAATATGACACATTATCCATCTACAGATTTAAAAGCTACGCAGGGAGAGGTGTTTCTCGAAGATCTTCAAGATATGCACCACAAGAAGAGGGAATATATTGAGCGGTATACAAGAGTTATTAATAAACGATACCATATTTTTGAACCTGATACTGGATATGATGTTACATATGATAAAAAGGAATATGAAGAGTATCGGGCGAATCAGGCTATTGTAATCCAGAAGGCTGATGGTACTGAAACATACGTAACTGAACCAGAGGGTCTATATGAGATTGGGCAGATTATTGAGGAATTTGGATCAATCATTCATATGACTCAGCCCGAAGCTGTTACAGATCCTCAGACTGGCCAACCAATACAACCCCCTCCAAGTATGGCTGCTGGAAGCGAGGAAGGTGATAACAGTGCTATTCCAGGTTCAACTGTAGTATTTCAGCTTACCAGCAAAGGTGAGTTAGTGGATCGCGATAAGATTCTTGTCAACAGTATCAAAGAAGCTAGAATAAGGGTGATTGCTTCTGTCGGTACCAAGTTGATGTATGTTAGAGAGCTTCCGTGCGAAGATTATCCGATAATACCATTAACAAATGTTCATAATAGAAATCCTTACCCTCTTAGTGATGTTATGATATATAAACCTCTTCAGATATATATCAATAAAATCCGATCTCTCATTATTGCACATGCTTCTACTTCTACGAATGTGAAACTTCTCATTCCAAGAGGTTCTGTCAATAAAAAGCAGGTAGAAGAGGAGTGGGGGAGAGCAGGAACTTCTGTTATTGAGTTTGATGCTGAGGTTGGTCAGCCAGTTGTTGCTGGGCCAGTTCCTCTACCTAATGAACTATATAAGAATGAGTCTGATGCAAAATATGACCTGGAATATGGTTTTGGTGTTCATGACATTATGATGGGAGCATCAGAGAATGCCCCAGCTACATTCAGGGGGACGGTTGCTATTGACGAATATGGGCAAAGGAGATCTAAGTCTAGGCAAGCAGATGTGGAACATTTCCTCAAGCAAATGTTTAAAGTGGCAGTACCTATGATGCAGCAGATCCATACGGAAGAAAAGATCATAAGGCTTGTACAACCAGATGGGACAGTAAGGGAAACGGGAATTAATATCCCACTCTACGATGAGTTTACCAATCAGGAGATTGGAAAAGTTCATGATGTCAGTGTCGGGAAATACGATATTGTACCAGTTGCAGGGTCTACTATGCCGTCTAATAGGTGGGCACAACTTGAAGTCTATATGCAGATGTATCAATCTGGTCTTATTGATCAAATTGAAGTTCTTAAAAAGACTGAGGTTGTGGATACTGAGGGTGTATTACAAAGGACGGCACTTGTGCAACAGTTACAACAAGAATTACAGGGGGCTCAAGAAGAAATTAAAAAACTTAAGGGGGATCTCCAGACTGTTGAGCGTGAAGAGGTTCATGCGAAGAAGAGACTGGAAGTAGAAAAATTTAAGACAGGCCTGAAAGATGCAGAGGGTACTGTCAAGAAAGCTTCAGAACTTTATGACGCCAGGTTGAACGATCAACTTGCATTACAAAAACAAATGGTTAAACCTGTGGGCGGAAAAGCAGAAGCCTAGGGGAGATCGAAGGAGTAACGATGGCTGAAGAAAAAGAAGTATTGTCCCAAGAAGCTATACCTGACGGAGTGATAGCGGAAGAACCAGTCGTAGCCGATGTGAGCGCCGATCCAAATTCGGTACCTCAGGAGCTAGACCCATTTTCCGAGTTATTTGAACAGGATAAGATGGATTGGGCATTTGTGGATGAACCTGCTCCCACAGGGGGAGTCGAGGTTAATGAGACTGTTGCAGCTGAGTCAGCTCCTGCAGAAGGGACGTCTTCTGAACAGGATGTTGATAAGGGTAATCCAGACTCATTCCAATACTGGCAAAGTCAGTATGACAAGTCGCAGAGTGAACTTAATCAAACTCGTCAAGAGCTTGAGGGAATGCAACAATTAGCACCTATTGCTAGATACATTCAAAACAATCCCAATGTATTGAGGACTGTTGAAGATCACTTGTCAGGTGGTGGCACTGTTCCTGAAGCCCAAAGTGGACAGGAGAGTCAATCACTACAAAGGCCTGAAAGACCTGCCAAGCCAGCGAACTATGACCCTGTAGATGCGTATAGCGATCCTGAGTCAAATTCCTATCAATATCGGGAATCAGTTGAAGACTATCGAGATGGGATGATTGATTTTTATGAAGCCCAGAATGATGTTATGCAACAGCGTATGCAGAATCAAGCTGCACAACAGCAAAACCAACAGTATGTGGAGAATGTAAAGTCACAGTTAGTAAATACCTTTGACTATGCTCCAGATGCCGCTGAAGATTTTATTGAGCGGTATTCAGACCCCACTAGTGTTACTTTGGATAATCTTGTTACTCTTGATAAGATCAAGAGTGCCCCACCAGAAGAGGTTCTCAAAAATCAGCGTAAAGCTGAGAAAATGAGACGTCAGAAGGAAAAGGCTAAGATGCCAGAGCCAGTTGCTGTTCAACCAGCGGAATCTGCTCAAGAACCTGATGTTGAGGATAAGCTTATGGACGCTATGGTAACTGACTATGAACGTCAAAACCCGTGGACTTGATCCACAAGGAGTAATTACCAATGGCTACTATTTATAGTCCAGTCCCAGGTAATGCGGTTCAGGGCGTTTCTATTGATGATAATCGCAGAGTATTCAATTTTGGTGAACGGATTGCGGAGCTTGCTCCCCAGCAGTCACCTTTCTTTGCTTACCTGTCGAAAGTCGGAAAGAAACCCACTGACGATCCTGTGTTTAAGTTCTTAGAACAACGACATCAATGGCAGAGACGCCATTTCAAAGTCAAAACAGCAATCAGTACCATAAACCTGGCCTCAGATGCTACGGTAGGTAGTATTGAAGTATACTGCAATGTCACAAAAGACGGCAGAAGTACTTCTACCGAAACAGCACCTGAGTTCTTGCTCGAAAATCAGCGTGTAACTCTCTCAGCAACCGATGCTGGAGATAGTGACGCTGTGATTGAGTTGACAGGTTATATCTACTCAGCACCTACTATTGCTTCTGGCAAGACTACAATGCAGCTAGAAGTTGACTCTGTTGCCAAAGCTGGAAGCGTTACAATGGCTTCTAGTGGAACAGTGGCAGGTTACACTGATGTAGATATCGCAGATAATGCGAACTGTATGGTTATTGGTTCGTCATGGGCTGAGGGAACAGGGAAACCTGAATCCTGGCGTGACGAGCTGTATGACAGAGAAGGCTATACTCAGATCTTCAAAACTGCAATTAGTTTGTTCTCTGGCACATCTATGGCAACTCAGTATCGGGCAATCCCGAATGAGTATCGCAGAGTGTGGCAGGAAAAGCTAATGGAGCACAAGATGGATCTTGAGCAAGCTCTCTTGTATGGTGTTGGCAAAGCGGACGAGTCTGGTTCAGGCCCGCAAAGGCATACGTGGGGTATTATTCCCTACACCAGAGCCTATGGAAAGAGTGGTGGAGTGTATAACTACACCTATGAAGATAGTGGCTATGATGCTTTCGTGGATACGATGGAAGATTTCTTTCATCCTGAATCTGGCAACTCTGGTTCAAAACTAGTTCTCGCTTCTAGGAAAGTCCTAGCTTGGTTCCAAAAACTTGGTTCCAATGCAGGTTTCTTAGATGCTTCAGTCGCTCAATCCTCGTATAATCTTGATGTACAAAACATCAAAGGTTCTTTCGGGCATGCAGTGACTAAGGTGACAACTATTTTTGGCGATCTTCATTTCGTTCAGGAGCCTTTGCTCCGTGGAATGTATGATGATTTCGCTGTTGCAGTTGATCTAAAGAACGTGGCATATCGTCCCCTAGTGGGAAATGGTGTGAACCGTGATACCTTCCTCATGACAAATGTTCAGAATAATGATACGGATGGCCGCCAGGATATGATCCTGACAGAATGCGGTCTTGAAATCTCATTGCCTGAAACTCATGCTGTCATGAAGTGGGCGTAACAAACCGTAAAGTCCTGACCCCGTAAAAAGGGTCAGGCAAAATTTAATAGGAGAAGTAATTGGCTTCACAATCGGTAGAATCAAGAGTAGAAGATCTAGTAGGTGAGATAGAGAACTCAGAGGCTGTAACCCAATGGGCATCAGATGCAGCTAAGGAAGTTCTTTCAATATTACCTAACGATGTACTCTGGACAGTGTCTACATCTACTCCAGATACTGGGTCTGGGGTTACCCTTACTACTGGGAAGTTTCTATATGCTGCAAATGCATCTTATAGAGCTATTGAAATAAACGCATCCGATGCTTCGAGAGCTTCAGATACAGGTTCAATACATTATAGATCTACAAAGTCTCCAGTATTTTATAGAGAGGGTGGAAAGATTTATATGATTCCTAACGGAAATGACGCAAAAGTACATTATGTAAGTTATCCTACTATAGACTATGATGACTCAGATTTCACTGGCGTCCCAGATGAAGTTAAGCATCTTGTTATGTATGGTACAGCCATAAGAGCCAGAATGTCGCAGTTGGAGGAACTGAGAGATGGTGTAAAGGATATTTCAGTTCCAACTTACACCCTACCTTCTTTAACATTGCCAGCAGTTCCTGTTATATCGGACTTGTCTGTATCAGTTAGTGCACCTACAAAACCAGAAGAACCTGTATTCTCATCTCCAGTCGTAGCAACTGCTGCAGCTTCATTGCCAAGTTCTCCGCCTTCGTACACTAAGCCAGTTTTATCTCTTACTGACGCTCCTACTATTACAGCTCTTAGTATTGGAATGGTAGCTCCTGCAGCTCCAGCTCTGGCTGACAATTCAATATCGTTCACTCAAACCGTTCCTACTTATACTTCTCCTGTCAATCCAGCTGAGTTTTCAAAAGCTAAGTCATTTATCGAGACAGATGAGGATGTGGAGCTTGCTAATGCTGAGTTGAATAAAGTAAGTCTAAAATTACAGAAATTTAGTTCTGAGGTGCAGGATTCGGTAAATACCTTTAATAAAGAGAATGCTGTATATCAGGCACAGCTACAGAAGTCTATAGAGAATGCAAGACTTGCTTCCAGCGATGATGGTCAGAAACTCCAGAAGTATTCATATGAGATTCAGAAGTACCAGGCAGAGGTTAATCAGGCAGTTCAGGAATGGGTAAATAATAATTTAAGTCATTCCCTATCCAAGTGGCAACAGCAGAGGAATGATGATATGGGACAGTACCAGTCTGATATACAGAACGAGTTGTCAGAGTTTAATGCTGCAAATTCTGAATATCAGGCCAAGGTGGCTAAAATGACTGGTGACCTGTCTGCTTTATCGTCAAAGGCTCAGCAAGATGCTCAATCAGATCTCCAAAAGCAGATTCAGGAGTATCAATCTAAAATTTCTAAGTATTCAGCTGATGTGAATGATTATCAAGCTCAGGTGAATAAAGAGGTTACTGTTTATACAACAAATGAGTTAAGTAAAGAAGTAACACTATGGAGAGAGGAGGCTACGCAGAAGTTAGGAGGTTATACTTCAGATATATCCAATAGAAGCCAGGAGTTTCAATCTGGTTTCGGTGTATATAACAAAAAAATTGACACAGAGTTCACTAAACATGGCGCAATGATCCAGGAGTTACAGATCTTGCAGGGACAATATAGACAGGGACTAGAATTTTTCGTGCAACAATATAAATTACCTGAAGGGGGTAAACAAGATGGCAAGTAGAGTAGATTTTGCAGTAAGTGCTACACCAGTTGTTACGGTGGCGGCGGGAGAAAATGTAGAGGTTGATACAATCGCTGCTGATGTAAACAGAAGTTTAGGCGGTAGCGGTAGCGTTGCTTGCACTTGGGGTACAACCGTAGGTTATACAGCTGGAGACCCAGCCCATGCAATCGTAACAAGTGCCACATCCTTAGGAACATTTTCAAGCGTTAAGTTTGTTTTTATAAAGCATAGTGGGTTTGAGGAAGATGCATTAACTACAGCCACTACTTCAACCCTGTCTGTAATGGAAAGTGGAAATCAATTTGCTGTATTAGCAGCGGGGGATGCAATTATATTACCATTTGCAGTAGCCGATACACCAGTATTAACAGGAACTTCATCAAGCGGGGCTATTGCCGTTGAAGTAATGGCTACACCATAATGACTCAGCAACAGATGATAGAAATGGTGCAAATTTCTCACCCTGATGTTGGGGAGACTCAATTGCGTCTTCTTTTGAATGGTGTTCTTGATGAGTTTACTTCTGAGACCAGGATACTTACTGGGAGTAGTACTGTAAGTGCTACTTTAGATAAAAGAGTATATGACTTAACTGATTTTTCTGGAATAACTGACGCAGATGATGTTCTAGAAATTTACAAAGTTGATTGGGTTGATGATTCGGAGAGTACAGATACCCCTATACCCAGGTTTGCTGGTATGATTGCTAATGAGGATATGACATAATGGCTAAAGGATCTACAACTAAGGCTGGTGATTATCAGGTCGTATGGTGGTTGAAGGATGAACAGTTGCATCTTGGTAAGTATTTGGTAGGTAGATATGACAAAGAAAAAGAAGTTAAATCACTCGGAACGGATGATATCCAGACAGCGGACTCATTCAGAATCCATTATTACAAAAAAGCAACCAAGTTTGATACAACGCTTTCAACACCTCCAAACATACCTGAACAATTCCACGAAGGGATCGTCTCTAGAGTTTTGGAAAAGTTGTCGGCTAGGAAAGGTGATCTTTCTGGAGCAAGGTATTGGAGAGCGGAATGGCAAGATACGTTAAAACGTGGTAAGCAGCACGCTAATAAAGATAAGGATGGGACAAGTTATTATATTGCCCAACATAGTTACTGATGTCAGCTGGAACTCATAATATCACAATAGAAAAGGGCGTAGATTTTGAGATGACCCTTGAGCTTAAAGATGCCGATGGTGAAGTAATTAACGTAACAGGCTATTCATTCAAGGCAGAAGCTAGAAGAAAATCATCAACAGGGGTGGCAGCTACATTTACTACCGCTATAACAAATGCTGCTACTGGAGCAGTAAAGGTTTCTATGCCAGCCTCTACAACTAGAGGGTTGCCAGTAGGTAAACTATTATATGACCTGGTTTCGTCATATGGGGGTGTTATTAGAAGATATGTAACAGGGATAATAACAGTGCAAGATACAATAACAGATACAACGAGTTTCTAATGGCAGAGAATACAATAACAGTTACAGAAGAAGGAACAGTTCAGGTTTCAGTTAGTACAGTAGCTAGTGCAGGTTCGATTACAATAGATCCTAGTACTAGTGACTTGATTGCTTCTACAGCACAGGCTGCTCTTGAAGAGTTAGCACTAGAAAAATTTAGCCAAGCGGCTGCTCCCACTACGGGAGTCACGGAAGGAGATCTGTGGTACGACACAGATGATGACAAGTTTTACGCTAGGGATGAAGACTCATGGAATGAGGTCGTCACTGCCGTATCAGGAACTGTAGATGGTGGTTCCTATTAATAATAACAAAACAACAAGGAAATAATCATGCCACGAGTAAACCAAATACAGATTAGACGAGGACTGGATGACGCAGCTCCCTCTAGCAGCATGGTCGCAGGTGAACCCTTATTCAGTACGGATAATGGCAAGTTCTATGTGGCGACAGATGCTACAACTAAATCTTGGATAGGAGCACCTATTCTTGATGAAAACAATATGGGGAGCGATAGTGACGAATCTCTTGCAACCCAGCAGTCAATCAAGAAATACGTAGACGATAAAGTAACAGCAGAAGATCTAGATCTTACTTCAGATAGTGGAACTATTGATATTGATCTTGATTCAGAAACTCTCACAGTGGCTGGGGGATCGGGCCTTAATAGTTCGGCAGCAGGCACAACGGTTACTATAGCAGGAGATAACGCATCCACAACAGCCAAAGGTGTAGCGTCTTTTGCATCCGCTGACTTTACAGTTACATCAGGTGCAGTAGCAATTGCTACTTCTGGTGTTTCCAATACTCAGCTCGCAGGTTCTATTGCAAATTCAAAGCTTTCGGGGCCTGCAGTTTCTGTAACGGATGGATCAAACTCAACCAATATAACTCCAGGGAGTGCAATTACTTTTAGTGGTACTTCTAATGAAATAACAGTTGCTGAGAGTAGTGGAACTATTACCGTAGGTCTTCCAGATAATGTTACCATTACTGGAAACTTGACGGTAAATGGAGATACAACTACTGTGGAATCAACTACGTTAGTTGTAGAAGATCCTCTAATCAGCCTAGCAAAAGACAACACAACGTCTACTGCAGGTGATGCTCTTGACATAGGCTTCTACGGAGCTTATTACGATTCAAGCGATGCAAGGACTGAATATACAGGAATATTTAGAGATGCGTCAGATGGAAAGTATTCGCTTTTCACAGGATCAAGTGCAGAACCTAGTACGACTATAAATGAGGCTGCAACTGGGTATGCGTTAGCGACACTTATTTGTGGTGCTGTAGAAAGTGCTACACTTGATGGCGGAACATACTAGTAAAGGAGTAGCATATGGCTCGTATTAATAAGATTCTTCATCTTAAGAGGAATTCTACGACAAGTGCAGCCCCAGGTGCTGGTGATTTAGATTATGGCGAAATAGCTATTAATTATCATGCTGATGTCAGCAGGCTATATTTTAAGGATAGTGATGATACAATTAAAGTTATCAACGATTCTACGAAGTCCCCAACGTCAGCGGCTGTATCAGAAGAAGCAACAGCTCTAGCAATAGCATTAGGATAAAATTATGGCAAATAC